CGGCCTGGTTCAGCGGCACCGATTCATCAGCCAGATTGGCGGCTGCAATGAAGCTTGGCAGGTCAATTTCCGCATCGCTGGCGGCCAGGCCGTATTCCGCCTTCAGGTAATCCAGGATGCACAAAGCCCAATTATTGGAATAGGCCGAGGCATTGCTGCGCGGGTCCAGAATGGTGCTTTTGCCGGTAACTTCCGCGCTGATATTCGGGATGCCGTAAGGGAACCAATCAGCATTGAAGCGCATCCGTATGTACAAATACGCAATGCCGGCCAGCTTATCATTCGCGGTCCAGCCATCCGGGCTATTGGCCACCAGGTCTGGATCAGCGGCGGTTTGCGTGCCCAGATAACGCTTGACCACAATGCCCCGATCAGCCGTGCCTGCGAAGCGCCCCGCCGTGATCAAGCCATCTGCATTCATATCCGCAACCGGGACGCGGGTTTCACCAATCCAGATGGCGTCAATGCTTTGAATGGCGTGATCCGCCAGCGGGATGACAAGCTGGATCCATTCCTTCTGCGCGCCATAGCTGGCGGCATAGATCAGCGGGCCGGATACGCGAGCGCGGCCATAGACGATGCGGCGCGGTTCGGACGCATTGCGCACAATACGCTTGGCGTCCTCGCGATTAAAATCTAACTGCCGCGCGGCCTTCTTTTCCATACTATCAACGATGCGGTTGCCACCATAGGCCACAAGGCTTCCGGCCGCTGAGCCGATCATGGCCGCAATTGGGTACGGAACACCGAGATACACTAAGCCCGCAGTCACAGCCACAGTCACCACAGCCGCGACCACCGCCACAATAATCCGCGCCATAGCTCAAACCCCCCAAGCCATGGTCGCGCGGCGCAGCGGCACAAAGGCCAGGCCGCGCGCGCCGGGGGCGGCGATATGCGGGCCAGTCACCACACCGCACACCAACTGATTTTCCAGCCCAATCAGGGCCACATCACCGCGCTGCGCTTCCGCCGGCGCCAATTCCAGCGCGCCGAATTCCGCCATCACGCGCGGCAGAAAGGCCTGCAGCCCGCCCGGCCCCATCAGCGCTTCGGCCTGATCTTCCGTGGCGTAGCGGCCTCGGAAAGCCGCCAGAAAATCCCGCCCCGTCATCGCCAGCACCGCATCAGCAGCCAGCGCGCAGCAATCATTGTTCGCCCATTCAAACGGCACATCGCGCCGCGCTTCAATGAAGGCAGCCAGCCTTTCCGGCCAATCGGGCAAGCGGGGCGCGCGCATCATCCCGTGAAGCTCCGCGCCGGCCAGATGATTTCTTTTTCCGTGGTGGCCGACAGAAAGCGAAAGCTGCCATCATTCGGATCTCGGCGGCGCTGTTCATCATCCGTAAAACGGCGGATGCGCGGGCGGTCCCAATCGGCCAGCCGGTTTTCAAGCTTCACCGTGACGCTGGCTTGTTGGCCCAGCGCGATATCCATCTGGTCCATCCGCCCGCGAAACACCACCAGCGGCGCGCCAATCACCTGAAAGGTGGCGGGGTCAAGCTGCACTTCCCACACGGTACCGCGGCGGCCCTGATAGGCCTGGCCCAGCGCATAAGCGATGCTATCGCGCGGCACACCAGCCAGCCGGATTGTCATGCCGTAGGCGCGCAATTCGGCGCTTTCTTCCGCCACGCTGATGCTGCCAAGCTGGCCCACACCAAGGAAGGTGGCGCCATCAATGGTGATGGAATCATGCCCGCCATGGAAGCGCGCGAAACCATCCGGAAAATCCAATTCCACCGCAACCGTGCGCGCCACCTGTTCCGCGCTGGCGGCGGAAAGCTGCGCCGCTGAAAGCCCGCGCGTCATGCCAAGGCTTCCCGCATGGTGATGGTAACCTGGCCCAGGCTGGGCGGGCGGATATTCATGGCCGGCGCTTCATCCTGCGGTAGCATGAAGGTGCCGATCGGCGCCGCAATTTCCACCGCCGCGCCATTGGCGCCGGCGCGCCGGATGGGCGGGCTGATGGTCAGCGCCGCAATGCCGGAAGCATTGGCCACGGCATTTTGCACCACCTGGTGCAGCCGCTGCCTGCCGGTTGGGTCCGCATAGGAAAACCAATCCCCCGCGCGCATGGCATCCGCATTGGCGGCCCAGCCGGTAGTTGAGAGCACTTCCCCGCTTTGCCCTGCGCCATTGATGATGGGCGTGCCCGCGCCCGCCGCCCGGCGGGGCGACCAAACCGGGCCATAGGTGAAGCGCCCAGCCCGGCCCCGCAGCCGTGCCAGGAAGGCCGCCAATTCGCGCCGGTCATCCGGCGAAAGAAGCTGCCAGCTTACCGTGAATTCCCAGCGCGCGCCCGGCATTTCCAGGGTTTGCATGGTGCCATCAAAGGGGCTTTCATGCGTTTGCGTCAGGCCAATAAGCTTTTCCGCCGCTTCAGATGGGCGGCGGATGGCCGGGAAGGTCAATACAGGCATCAGCGCCGGCCCACCGCTTTGGCAACATTGCCGCCGCGGTTGATGTTTTCCAGGAAGGCAACCTGCGCTTGTTCGGTTGCAATGGCGATGGCGGCGCGGATTTTCTGGTCAACGGCGGGGTCTGCCCCGCGCGCGTCAATGGTGATGGTCTGGTTGATCACCACGCCGCCCTGCCCGCCACCCTGGGCGCGCACGCCAAGCCTGCCATCCGTGCCGCGTTCCAGCGGCATGATGGCTTCCGGCCCGGCTTCACCCATGATGCCCATGCCCCGCGCCATGGGGAACATGGTGGCGGAAGAAACCACACCGCCATTGGCGAAGGGAATCAGGTGGCCGCCGATGAAGGCGTTGCCATTAGCGGAATAAAGCGGGCCAGACGCGGAAGAAGGCACACCAGGCGAAGAAGTTGGAACGCTGGGCGAACTGAAGCTGCCCATAATGGACCGCATGCCGCCCGAAACCGCACCCGCAATGGCTTCACCAGCGGGGCCGGTCACCGCTGTGCGCAGGATGATGCGCGCGATATCGCGCTCCAAAGCCTGCAAAACCTCAGAGAATTTCTTGGCATCTAGGATGGCATCCTCAAAGGCACTGCTAAAAGTCATGCCCATCTGCCGGCCCATCAGGTCCGTGCGTTCGGTCTGACGTTCCGCGCGCTGCAGTTCATTCGCGAAGCGTTCTGTGGACCGCGCCAATTCTTCCGTGCTCAGCGCGCGCACGCGCACGCCATTCACTTCTACCCCGCGCTGTTCGGCTTCTGTCAGCCGATCTTGCAATTCAGCCAATTCCACAAGCTGGCGCTGATAACGCTCATACGCCGATTCATTGGCGCGCAGCAGGCTTTGCTGTTCGCGCAGCGTTTCAGTCCAAGGGTCGCGGCTTGGGGCGCGGGTGGTAGTGCCGCCACCATTCCCACCCTGCCTCGGAAAACGATAACCGGGCGGCAAAGGCGGGCCGTAGAGCTCATTAGGATCTAGAATGCGACGAGCTTGCTGGAGTAGGCTTTGTTCCTGCTGATTGAGCGCATCAATTTCTTGCTGAATCGCAGCCAACCGCTCACGCTCCTGCGCAAGCAGGCTTTCCAGCGTTTCCCCAGTTTGCCCCTGCGCCGTGCCCACTAATCCAGAACGGATCGTGCCGCGCCGGCCAGGCGTAATGCCGGTTGAACCGCCCTCCAAGCCTTCAATGCGCCGCTGCGCCGCACTAAGCTGCGTCTCCAACTGCGTCCGCCGCTCGGCAATACTCATGCCAAAGACCAAGCGGTTCAAACCATCAATGACAGTGACAATCGCAGGCGCTACCGTCACGGTCAGGTTATTGGCAAAGGCCCGGAAGCTGGATGTCAGCGTATCCATTTTATCGCTGGCTTCACCCGCCTTGGCGATCATTTCAGGCGTGGCAATGGTGCCCATACGCAGCATTTCAGCCGTGACATCAATCAGGCCCTGCCGCCCCTGCGAAAGCATGGGGATGAATTTCTGGCCAAGCCGGTCACCCATAAGGGATGTTGTGGCAGCCGCCTTTTCAGTGGCGCTATCCATATCCTTTAACTGATCAGCCAGATCACCAAGCACCGCTTCTGTCGCACGGCCGCTGCCATCCGCGTTTTGAAAGGCGACACCGAGGCGCTGAAAGGATTCAATCGCAGCCTTGTCACCCTGCACCGCATCGGCGATCTTCCGCGTGAGCGCCGCCAATCCGCGCTGCAATTCTTCCGTACTAAGGCCCGTGGTGATGGCGGCCTGGCTCAAGGCTTGCAAGGCGCCGGCGCCAACCCCCACTTGCTCAGCCACCTCACCAATGGCGTCCACAGCACTCAGCGCATTCTTGGTGAAGGCCGTCAGCGCCCCCACCGATATCCCCGCCAGCACCGGCCCAAGCAGCGAAAACGCGCGCTGCGCCACCTGCGCACCCTGCGCAAGCTTGCCCATTTCGCGGTTGCCCGTTTCGCCCACTTCACGCAGGCCCTGCTTGACTTCCAGGGCGCCATCCATGCCCAAGCGAACGGCAACGCGGTGCTGCGTGTCAGCCATTGGTTACCTCCTTCGCGTTTGAAGCCATCATCATGCCGGTGCGGATGGCAACCAAAAGCTGCGCCGCCGCCCAGCCGGAAAACCCGCCTTCGCGCATCAGCGAAAGCGCCGCCGTCATGTCCAGTGAAATGCCATTCATATCGGCCTGGATGCAGCTTGTGGCGGCATTCCAGGCGGTAAAACCTTCTGCGCTTTCGGGCGCGTGCTGGTCATAAGGGCATTTGTGCCCGCACTGCGCTTCAACCGCCGCGCAGCCCCGGCAATATTCAGGCCCGGCGCCAAAATGCCATTCGGCGCGGGCCTTTAGGCGTTTCCCTCGGCAGTTACCAATTGAATGGGCTTGATGGCCGCATCCCAAAACGCCGCCGCCATGCTTTCAATATCCATCAGCCGTTCCACCGCTTCCGGCGTCAGCGGCAAAGCCGCGCCATCAGGGCCGATCACGCCTTCCCATGCTTGCACCGCAAAGCGGGCCAGGGCCTTGGCCATCAACATGAAGGCCAGGCCGCGCGACATATCGGGATCCAATTCGCCGCCGGCTTCTTCAGCCGCTTCACGCCCCAGCCGCGCCGCGCGATGCTGCGCGGCGGCAACAATGGCCGTAGTCACGGGCTTGATATGCAGCCGCACACCATGCGGCAGATCGGCCCAATAAGGTTCAACCGGCAGGTCTAGTTTAAGCATACACCGTGCCCGCCTGGTTATTGCGCAGCACCACCGTCATGGCGCGGGTGGCCGTGGCATTGAAGGCGGCGCGGAAATCAAAACTGGCTTCCACACCAGCCGGCCCCTGGATGGGCGTTTTGGCCAGCGCCAAATACACTTCATGCACCGTGAAAGTCAGGCTGTTGTTCGCGTCAATTGTATAGACAAAGGCGAATTCGGCGCTGGAACCATTATCAGCCTGGGTCAGCAGCGTGGTGTTTTCGAACCGCGTGGTGATCTGGCCGGTAATGACGGAAACGCCCGGATCAATACCTTCCAGGCGGCGATCATTGCGAATGGTGCGCACCATTTCCAGGTTGTTATTGAAGTTCAGCCGCGCGCCTGTCACCTGCGCCAGCGCCGAACCGCCGCGGCTGATGCTGCCTTGGTGCTTGGAAAACCGCGTAAAGGCCGCGCTGGTTGGCGTGCCCGCCGCTGTAATGGCAGCGCGGCTGCTACCCTGGCCCATCAGGCCGATGGTGGCCTGCGCCGGGCCGGTAGGGCTGAAATCAATATCCAGGCTGCCCGCGCGGACGCCGGTGCAGACTTCAAAGCTCGGCACATCCGGGTGGGCAATTTCCATCGCCTGGGAAGGCAAGCTGGCCGCGCCGGATGCGAAGGTATGAATGAAATTCGGGCTGCTGCCCGTGGTGGTCGGCGCGCCAAACAGCAAGCGCAGCCAATGCCCGATATTGATCACATCAATGGGCACCACCGCATTGCCTTGAACCGTCAAGGTATCCTGGAAGGGCGCAGCGGAATCGCGGCTATTGCCAACGGCCAGCACATCAGACTGGATCAGCGGCTGTTCCGCGCCCAGATCAATGGACATGAACGGCATGCGAAGCCAATTGCCACCAGGCGCGGTGCCATAGGTGGCTTCTTTGATCATGT